TGCTCAACATTATAAGCGTTTTCATAATCAATTTTGTCAGAATCTTTATACCAAAATAGAGGTCTATAATTATCGCATCCATCATCTCCTTCGCTGAAACACGACTTATAGGATGTGGCTCTAACACCACCTTCTGCTCTTCGCACACCAACTATATTTAATTCATATGTATTTTCTTTTATTAATTTATGAGAAACGTCCTTTTTTGCATACTGACAGCATTTTGATGAAATTTTAAATGTTGGTGGATTTTCAATAATAAACTCTTTAAGCCATTTATTATTTGCAATATTAAAAGCATTCGATTTCTTTAAATTACACCACCACAGCAAAGCAGCTTTACATTTTGGATATTCCTTATATAATTCATCAAACGATTTATCTTCCCATTTAAAACTATGTCTTTGAAGTCTATCTATATATTCAGCAGCTTGTTTGTTTATAAACGGTTGACCATATTGTTTACATGATAATGGAATAGGCTTAATTGCCTTATATGGTTTTATCTTTATGTTATATTTGTTTTCCAAATATTTTAGATGTTCTTTAGTCGCTTGATATTCAAGACCAGTATCAAACCAAACATAATCAACTTTATTGTCTTTATCGCATCGCCATACAATATCAAGCATCACGTCACTATCTGATCCACCTGAAATCGAGCAAACTATCTTTTTATATTTGTGACTGTTAATTTTTGACCACGCTCTTATCAAATTGTCTCCTATTATTGAGTTTACAGGACAATCCTGTAATAATTCTTCAATTGTATTAGCTTTCTGTACCAATATGTACTTTCCTCACTGAAATTTATTTCATTTCAATGAGGTAAAGCCATACTTAGTGAGTGTCTTTTTACGCCACTATCACATTACTTTTTCGATTCATATAAACCAATGATCCGTTTTATGAATCATTGTGACAACCTTTGCTAATCAAAGGCATTAAATACATATGGTGAAAAGCTAACCAAGTGGTAGCACAGCCTCGCAGATTCGTTCAATACTGTTGACTTCACATTTTGTCATTTTATGATTTGGATTATCTTTGTTATAATCTCGAATAAACATGCTTATCCAAAAATCTACATCCTCATCATCTAACTTTGAATCCATTACAGTATATCTATCAACTGTCTTGTAATTTCCTTTTTCTGTCACATAAGATAGATTTATCTTATAAACAGGTAAGGTGATTTTTGTTTTTAAGAAATTTCTAGGATGAATATTTTTTAATTTTTGTTTCAAGTCTTCATCAAAAATTTCAAATGTATCAATTCCAGTCCTTAATGAGCAATTTTCAAAAAAATCACTTGGATGCACTACTTTTCACCACCTTTCTGATGTTTTATTCTCTTATTTGTTGGGATTCCCATAGCCGAATGGCTTAGATATGATTAAAAATTTTCAAAAGAAAGATTGGATTCTTGTGTTTTTAACCTTTAATGTTTAAACAAAATGATTAATATCCAATTTTTTTACTTTGTAAATTGCTTTTAAACGAAATAAATATGATGGATTCCTGCTCAGAAAATCTTTCACTTCATCTTCTGTATTAAAATCATATTTTACATTGTCCCAACTATCAGGATCAGCAGATTCTCCTAACCCGTTATATTTATGTCCAATTACAATATAATTCTTATAATCATTCATGTTTTCACCTCCAATGTATTATTCTCCAAACTCACAAGTGTCACACGTTGAAAAATACTTATCATGGTCTATGCAGCATTGTGGTCTGTTGTCATCTTTATTGATTTCAGCAACATCTTTAACAGTCCCTTTATCGAGAACTTCATTAAAGAAATCTATAACTTCTTCTTCGCCATTAAATGTGTATTTTTCATTCCAGTGTCTGATATGTTTTTCTAAGAACTTAATCAAATTTTTACTGAAAATATCTGTTGGATATTCATATGTAATTTCATATACCTTGCCGTTTAATGTCTGTTTTACATTCATCTGTGAAGTAACTATACCGAAATATTCAAACTCAATTTCTAATACTCCCATCTCTTCTGTCTTAAAACGAGTAGACAGATTATAATTCATCCAATCATAATCGTTCAATGTGAGGTATGTATTGGTTCTATCATCTTCAATTTCATTACTGAAAACCAAATCTTCACTTCTAATCTTTTTCAAATTCATTTATACTCATCCTTTCGTATATGTTATCCGACACCTGCAAATTCTCCATAATATTTCTGTCTCATTTCTTCTGCAAACTTTCCAGCTTCTTCAAGTTGCTCTTTAGGGAAAGTTCCTAAAACGACACATTTTTTATTTATTTGTATTTGCACTGTCCATTTTTGCATCTCTTTGTTCCAAGATACATTTCTATAACCAGAAGTATTATTTATGTTCTTTCCTTTTCTGTTCGTTAAGTTGTTTTTATTGGAAATTATTCTAAGTTTAGACTTTCTATTATCAAGAGTATTATGTTCGATATGATCTACATATTTTGTAGTATTCATTATGAATTGATGTAATGATACTATTTTATTTCTTGGTTGTCCGTTTTTACCACCTAAATAAACGGTTGCAAATACATAATAGCTTTTAGTATTTTTTAAATATCTTGAATACCATGTATATGGAAAATTAATTACTCTTTCCAAATCTTCTAAATCTATAATTGTCCAAAGACTTTCTTTGCCATTTCTTCTTTGTAATTCGATTTTTGCTATTTGGTGTTCTTCATCTACTATATAATTATTTCCTTTCTTTTTACCGCCTGCTATAATTATCACCTCTTTTCATAAAAATCAGATGAGTTGTTGCTTTCCTGTGAAGTTATCACCCACTAATTACAATATTTCTCAATACCTTGTGTCATAATATCTCTTAATTCATCTTCCTCATATGTAGAGCCAAACTGCGACCAACTACAACTATATTCTGTATCATTGTGTACTAACGCAAGTTTAAATACACTACCACCATAATTCTTATATGCATCTAATTTGATAGCTTTAATATGAGGAATTTCTAAACACCAATTATGCTCTTTATATTCAAACTGAATATTAGTAGCTTGACCGAAATTAAAATCAATGAATTTAACATCATTCATATACTCAATATCAAGAAGCTTTTTAATATAATTAATATACCAATCATATGTTTCCTTTTCTTTATACTTCTTTCTTTTATCAAGCTTGTTACCATCAGTATCCTGATTCTTTGATAACATATTTAACCATTCTCTACACGTTTTAATAGTAGATGGCTGATCAAGTAGCATATACTGAATATTCTCTTTATAAATGCGAAATGCTTGTTGTTCAATAAGGTCATATTCATTCTTCATATCATCCAATACTTGTTTCTTTGTTGACAATCTTCTTTCTGCTTGTGCAAATTTATTTAATGAACCCATTTCATATTCGCCATTATAGTTGTTGTACGTGTCATTTTTATATGCTAAAGACATTAATCGTTCACCTCTCTTATATTTTATGGTTCATAAAAATCATTGATTTTATCATTGCTTTAATTTTTCTCTTTGTATACAAAGGAAACCTGAATTTACTTACCATTCTCAAGTTCAACTTTGTAATCATCCTTCTTACACATATAAATGATATTTTCTTCCAATCTGATCAATAAGTTCACTGCCCATTGGTCTAAAACCAATTACAGTAAGTGTTCTACCATCTTCTTCGGGTTCTAATTCAGTGTGACAGTTATCCCTTATGAGCCAGAAATCTTTACCTTCAACCATTCCTAATTCTTCTGCCATAGTCTTAGCTTTTAGCAACTGATTCTTATTCTTGGCTTGAAGAACACATTTTGTAAATTCGCCCTCAATCCAATTATGAAGAATATCTTCGTCAATATAACCATCGACATGACCATCTAAATCGGTATTATTTCTAATAAACCAATTGAGAAATGCCATAGAGCCGTGACTGACTTGAGCTGCGAGTTTCCCAGAACTCATATTTAAATCTTTTCTAGCAATAATAATTTGTTTATACATATACATCCTCTTTCCACTCATCCAACCAATAGAAGCTGTCAATCTGTTTATCAAGTTGTCCAACCTGCTCTCTTAGTTCAAATTCTTTCTTCTTACTATCCGTTCTCTGACACTTCTTCCACAATTCTTTACGCTGCTTAGTTAATTCATTGTATTTATCCGATATATCAATCTCATCTACGACTGAAATCTCAATCTTCTCTCCACAATGAGGACAGAACTGGATTGGATAATTGTCTGTTTGTTCGTATTCATCTCCACAAGAGTTAAATGTTTCAGTATATGAAGTACAAAATTGAGGAATTATATTGTCATCTGAACCTCTTACTACTAATCCAAAAGTATCGTTACATACCAAGTCTTCGCCTGTAAAAACAATAGTTTTATCATTCTGAATCTCATCACAGCAATGCGTAAATGGTTTATACTTGTACGAATAAGTATCATTAAATTTTAATCTAATCAATTCTATCTTCATATCTTTATCCCCCCTAAACATCTTCCACATAAACAGTAATGCAACTTCCAATCTCACCACTCACTTTTGGGAATACCATTGTAATACTATCTATGTAATATTCTTCTCCGTCTGTATCAATGACATCATTAGTATTGATTATTAATGGAATTTCGTTCTTTCTCATATAGTCTAGCGTCTTAAAAACTTCTGATACATTCTCTACTTCTGTATATCCAAGAAGCTTATAATCATCATATCTGTCGCTAAAACCAACAATTCTTATATGCAAGTTCTATACCTCCTTATATTTAGTTATTCTCTCTTTTATTTTGGAAATAGTGAGCAGAATTGCTCTTAGATAAAATCAATAGGAAATGCTTCTTTATTGAGATTGTTTCTTAGTAACTTTTTTCAAAAATTTTTCCATACTATCAGCGTCTTTATCTGTGAGTTTTCTTAATTTTTCATAACATTTTCCTGTCATCATAAGTGTATTATTCACTAGAAGTATTTTCGTGTTATCTGGTATAATTTTTATACCGTATCTTTTCAACCACTTCTTGTTAATACGCTTTTTCTTGTGAGTTCTTCTTTGAACATCTTTAGCGATATACTCAGTTATGAGGATTTTATAACCTAAACCTTCAATTGTTTGTATATTCATTTATTCTCCAATTTGATCTACAATGCTTTGCAACTTGTTAATATATATCTGAGCGTTCTTTTTATATTTAAGTTGCTTAATATCAGCAGGTACAAAAGCCAACTTCGATTCACCGAAAACATCATTATTCGAATAAACTTTCATAAACTGGCACATAGTTTCTGCATCAATCCAATCAAAATCTGGCTGGAAACAAATTACATCACCCTTTTGTGGATGCAGTTTTCTAACCTTAATAAGCGTCTGTTTAAATAACTTCTTTTTCTGTCTCTTGTTCATAATTTAATTTATCTCCCTTACATAACTTCTAAATGATATTCTTCAACGTATTTTCTTCTCTTCCAAAACTTCCACCACGGAAATTTCACATATTCTATTTCTATAACTCGAAATATCTTGTCCTCATTTTTATCTCTATCTAACCTTAAAGCAGGTGAACCAAACATTGTTTCGGCTAATTCGTTAATTGAAATGTGTTGTCCAAGTTTGTATTCCTGTTTGTGTGGTTGTGGAGGATAATAGGAAATTACGTCATGTTGTCGTAATTCATATGCTCTCATATTGTTATTCTCCTATTTGTTCACTTTAAATACATTTGTATCACCAACAGCCAAATCTTTTACTTCTATAAAAGAATTAAAACCATCCTCCATAGTTGTAATCAGTATCTCATCGAACAAGTCTTCCATCATGCAAAAGAATCGTACAGACGGATGAAATCCTGGATATTCTTTCAAACGGTGTTTATTAACTATACCCCTTAATACAGGAAGCCCATGTCTTCTACGTTTGTTGTTGCTCCAATGAATAGGATTATCATCAAAAGCTTTCTTCTTTCGTCTGTACTCTTCTAATTCTTCTCTTGCAAGCTTGTCAATCTCTTTTTCTCGTTCCGTTTTCGGAGGTTTGCCATGAATAATATTGTCAAATTGTTTTCTGACATTATCGTTAACTTCTGCTTTTTCTGAATCACTCATATTATCAAAATTTTGAGCTACATCTAATAGTGTGTTTTTCAAATTGTTATTCTCCAATTTCTATATACTCCATTATCCAACTATCGTATTTATTTTCTTTAATCAACTGCTGATATAAATTTATCCATTCTTGTGCAGAAAGACTTTGAAACTTCCAAACACATTCTTTCCAGTATCTGTGTATAAAACAACTTTTTGTTTTTAACTCAATGCACTTCACACATTTATCATATAGTTTCCTGGAATACCAATTCGATTTACTTTTATTCCAGCCATCTATAAATGTTTCAGTCAGATCATATCTACTTCTCATATCAGTAAGAGTTCTGTCGTATAACTCAGTTTTTGCATTGTATAAACAATGAAGCAGAAAATAGATGTCTTCATAATTATTTTCAAACTCCCATTCTTCAATATTTAAATCAAAATACATTATTCTCACCTACTTTCATGACTATAGGAAACGTGGTTTTACTTCGATTTTTAACATTGTAATTACATTGTTATATTCTTTGTTACTTCTTTCTAAGGCTCCATAAATAAGGACTACTACATCCACAATTATGAATACCGTCTCCAAGAACACATCTTCTACAATCTTCGTATTCTTCATGTGTTCTACAATACTCTTTAACTGTATTTATAGCATTTATAATTTCTTCATTTATGGATTCTGGTTCAATATACTTTCTTTCTTCAATTCTCATAATCAATCACCTTTATCCTAAATATTGTATGATTTTCGTGACAAGCCAAGAAACCAAAAATTCTTGTTATTTTTTGTCCAAATAAACTATATTATCTACATTATAGTGAAACCCACCTATCTCTCCATTAAACCTACCTTTGACATACCACGCATAAGGACTGATACCTTCATTCATTTTCTCTGCAAGTTCATCAGCTTTTCTTTGATGTTCATCAGCTTCATTTTGCATAGATATTTTTTGAGAATCCCATATAAGATTTGGAATTGTATCTACACACTTTCTATACATCTCAGACTCTTTTATATATTCTCTTATCACTTTTGTCATTTTGGGAATATTGTCTTTTAATATTGGTTCATTGCTAAGTCCATATGGATATAGGATTAAAACACTTCTGTCTATACATTCCATAGATATTAATTCTTGTACACAAGACTTTGGTTCTATCAAATTATCACCTCCCAGATATTTATTCTCTTATTTCAAATAACTTTTCTACTGCTTTAACTCGCTTTGTATTGTCAATCGTTCTTTTGACTTCCTGTTGCCAAATACATTCCCATTCTGAAGGAGCTTCATGCTCACTGACTAAGACAATATTCCTCTCACTCATCTTCTCAGCCCAATTCCAAAATCTGTCATAATCAAAGTTCTTACTTGATCCATATTGTTTCGTACCCTTATATGGAATATCGCAATAAAATAAGCAGTCAACTTTATCAGAATATAACTCTTCATAATCTCCACATTGGAATTGAATATCTTCTAACCTTGGAATTTGTTCAATTAAATTTTCTTTTGCCTCTTTATAATAATTTCTTATTATGATATGGTCTGTTGTTTTACTCTTTGAATAATTTGTTTTTGCAAATCCACCATCATAAAATCTGCCATTATAACTTCCAAGAAAGCCGATAGCACCGATATACCAATCAGGATATGTATTTAATCCTTTATTAAAACATTCCCTTACTTCTGAATAATGTTCCCTTGTTAATTCATCTGGAAATTCAGTAATTTCTTGTACATTCTTCAGCAATGCAATCAAATATTTTTGATTATCTGATGCGATTTTTGTATCACACTGAACTTTGTCGATTACATTACAACCACCGCAAAATGGCTCTATGTATGTTTTGATATTATAATCTCGCAATCTTTCTTGAATAATCGGTAAAATGTTATCAACTATTCGAGACTTTGAACCCATATATTTCATAAATTACTTGGAGTAAGGAATTCCTTCTTGTGTACACGAACCTCGTCTCCTTTCATTATTTATTTAAACTCTATCTTGTTTCTTTTTAATACCTTAACTGCCTTATCATAATCAGCTTCAGCTACCTTGATATTTTTCATCTTAGTTGGTTTTGGCTTAATCCAATGACGACATTCTGTAATATCTTCGTCATGCCACATCAAACCGCTTTCACAATATTTGTGCCATTGACAGTCATTATTGCCACAGTTACTCATTTATGTATTCTCCCAATCTAATGCCTGACCGCATTGGTCACAATATTTAATGTCGGTATCTTTGTAGCCATCGTCACACAATAATTCTCCGCAAGTAGGGCAATACCATTCAAACGGAATTCTCTCTCCGCTATTTTTTACTTTCTTTGGTATCTGTTTTTCAAGCGCTTGTATTGCCATTCCATAAGCATTTTCAAAAGAACATCCCCATGAAGTATCACATGGAATTGCTTTGCCAAGTTCATTACAATCATATTTTAGTTCTTCAATAGCTTCATTCTCTGCCATACTACTTCTCCTTTATTATCTCAAAATCTTACTTAATCTCTTCACAACTTCTTCGCAAAATCTGTACAAACAAGTCTTCTTAAATGCTATTCTCAAATCATCAACAGTTTGTCTATATTGCTGACGTAATTCGTTGTCTATCATACTATTCCTTCTTCTCAATAATAGTTACAGTACCCTCAAACACTCCAAAATTTGATGATTGTTGAAATGTATGCGTCTCCGCAATGTCATCATCTGTCATTGGTCTTGTAAGATACCATAATGAATCATCTTTCCATGTAATCTCTTCAAGTTTCTGGTTTGGTTCAAGTTCAATTGTTGTTGAACCACCAAAATCTTTTGTAACAGACTGGCATCCCGTCATTCCAAAACATAACGTCAATCCTAATGCAACTGCTAAAATTTTCTTCTTCATATGATTTATTCTCCTATTACCTAATTTTTTTCGTAAGTCTTTTCAAAAATATCTGGCTTACAAGGATATACTTCACCATTGACACCTAAAATTATGTAATCACCATATTCAGATTTCATTGTTCCTTCCAATGTTTTGATATGACATGTACCGTCTTCATGAATTACAATAGTATTATTTGATACTCTATCCATAAACCAATCTGGTAAAGAATTGTCAATCATATATCTAACTGCTTCGATCACTACTGGTTTCTTTCTGTATTTCATGTTGCTTACCTCCTGTTATTTTATTCTCCTTTAAATTTGACGTTATTGCTTTTCATTGTACTTAATAATTCTTCTAACGATCTTCTTCCAATATCTTTCCAACGAATGATGTCATCAGATGTGTAATTACTCATATCTTCAATGTTTTCAATTCCGTGCTTATGTAAAATTGTGTACAATCTAACCGAAATATCCATTTCTGCAATTTTCAAAATATCAATTCTCCTTCCCAATTAAGATATTATTCAAATCGTCTATAATGTCATCACATATTACAATTTTTCCACGCAGATACCCCTTATCCCAAAATCCATACTCTGATAGTTCACTATCATCTGACATTTGAGAAAGTTGCTTCTCATATCTTAGTTTTCTTTTTTCATATTTTTCAATTAATCCCATTCCAACCTCCAAAGGAAATCTATGTTTCTTGGTAAAAATATTACTATATATAGCGTCTATATTTTCCTTAAACGCTATATATAGTATTTCATTTACGCCTGATACACAAAACTTGGCATTGGCTGTAATTTAAACAGGTTTTTCTCATGCATTGAATCAATCTTAGCTTTTACTTCCTCACTTGGCTCAATTCCATCTCTGATATATGCATCTAATTCAGCATAAGTAAATCCAAGGTTATCTTCATCAGTCTTTCCACAAAGACCATCGGTAGGTGTCTTATCAACTAATTCTGACGGAAGCCCTAACTCACGACCGATAGCTTTAACCTCTGTTACTGTAAGATTTTCTAGTGGACTAAAATCACCAGCAGCATCGCCAAACTTGCTACAATATCCAACCCAATTTTCTGAAAGATTACACGTATTAGCGACACGACCATTTACTGTCTGTGATACTGCATAAAGTGTAGCCATACGAATACGAGCAGGAAGATTTGTTATTGTCTGAATTGATAACTCTTCATCTAATGATGTTTTAATTTCATATTCAGTAACATTCACAATTGTTCCGACTGGAATAATAGTACGTGGAATGTCTAAAAAACTGCAAAGTTTACGACTATATTCAATATCTCTTTGTCTTCCCTGTGGCATCATCACACCAAAAACTCTATCCTTGCCAAGAGCTTCACAACATAAGCCAGCAACAACGCTTGAATCCTTACCGCCAGAAATTCCAACTACTGCCATACAATCTTTACCATTCTGTTCAAACCAATCTCTAATCCACTCTACGATTTCATTCTTTACTTTCTTAGCATCAAACATTTATATATTCTCCTTTCTACATTCGATTCATCACATCATAGAACCGAATTAAATACTCATATACATTTCTAGGAACTAATTCTTTTACCTTTTCAAATTCACCCTTTTCACATAAATCTCTAACCAAACTTGAAGAAGTATGATTTTTTGGTATCTGAATTTCTGTGAAGTGATCTTTATATTCCATAAGATTTGCTTCTCTTAAAGCAGTCTCAAGATTCTGACCTTCTCTCACACATGCTACAAAATTATATTCCTCAACAAACGGTTTCCAATTATACCAAGTTGTAAGTGGTTCAATATTATCCATTCCTAAACAAATATAGTATTCGTTGAAGATATAATCTTTTTCATTTATATCTCTTATCTGAGTAATAGTATTGTATGTCCTCTGTGGAAAGAAGCTGGTTGTTTCAACTTCGGATGCCCACATATTATTTTCCTCACAATTTGGCATTGAATTAATCAGCGATACTCGACAATATCCAGGTATCAAAGTCTTTTTCTTCGCAACATATGTATCATGTGCAGGAATAAACAATATAGCATCAGCATTAACCGCTTTTTTAGCAGTCAATGCCATATCAACATGGGCGTTGGTAATTGGATTAAAACTTCCTGGTATAAGTAAAATTTTATTCATGATTCATTCTCCAATTAATACATCTCTTTAGATAATCAACATAATCAGGGTTTTTACACATACCTTTACCTTCTACATCAGACACTTTTGCAACATCCATACCGTTACATTTAGTGGTTTTCATTACAATATTTAAAACAGGAACATCTGTGTCATTACTCAAATAAGTACCAATTCCAAATGCAACGTTTACTCTATCATGGAAGTGTCTGAATAACTTATCAGCTCTTTCAAAATCAAGACTGTCACTAAACAGAAGTGTCTTTGTCTTAGGATTGATACCAAGTGACTCATAATGATTAATCATCTTTTCACCCCATTCAATCGGATCTCCACTATCATGTCTTACACCACTGAATAATGTTGCATATGTCAACTGAAAATCTTTCAAGAAACAATCAGTTGTAATTGTGTCTGTGAGAGCAATACCATTTAACACACCATACTCTCTAACCCATGCGTCTAAGGCATACCAGTTTGAATATGCTGGATTGTGCTTGTGATTTCCCTGACCAGAACACATAATCCATTCATGAGCCATAGTTCCAACAGGCGTGAGATTATATTTCTTTGCGAGATATACATTAGATGTACCAACAAATTTAGATGGACTGTGTAATGTATCATTCAAATGTGAAAACTTCTCAACAGCTAACTCCTGTGCTTCAGCAGAAAGTCTTCTTCTAAGACCAAATTCAGAAAATGTACCAGCGTACCAATGACCGCTTCTGAGATTTTCATACTTTTCATCTAATCTCTTTTTGAAACTATTAAGCAATTCCTCATAGTTATATGCCATTCTAAAATATACTTCGTTCACAATCGCAAGTGTAGGAATCTCATACATAGATGTATTAAGCCATGTACCAAATGTTTCGATAGAAAGACCGCAATCTGAATCTGTTGTAATCTCAAAATCCTCATATCTGGGCTGCCATAATCTTAAAAAATCAACATACGAGCCCTTTATCCATTTGATATTGTCAAGGTAAGTAAGTTCATCTTCTGTGAATCTCAAACCACAATATAATTTAATCTGTCTGCGAATCTCTTCTACCATTTCTTGTGTAAAGTGAACATCCTTATTACGACATTTAAAACTCCAAGTGGTTTTATAATCACTAAACTGATGATAAATAGCCTGTCCCATACTTAATTTGTACATATCGGTTTCTAATAAACTTGTAATAATCTGCTCCATATTAATTTCCTTCTTTCTTGATTTGATTAAATATTGTTCTAATATCATATTCTCTGTTTTCGTACTCATAAAACAGATTAATATACTTATCAATAAAAGCCATGTCATTTGGATGCATTGCAATTGGTTTACTTTTCTTAGATTCCCACCATTTTAATTCCTTCTCAAAATTAAATGATTTACCATGATATGCTCTACCTGCTCCAAGATAATCACAAAGCATTTCTTTTTTATACTTCATTGGCATTTCAATAGGATTTCCACCATTATCAAAATTGTCCTGCCAATATTCGTAATGGTGCTTGTTTCTTCCTTTATGGTGCATCCAAGCTGCTGACCAACCATTCTCTTTCTTGCAAGCATCTATTGGACTTGAAGTACCTTGATAATACTTAACACTCTCCCAAAATTCCGTTGGAGAAAATTTAGATAAATCATGTACTAACCCTTGAAATGGAATTCCCACTTTACAGCAATAGTAGAACACCCAATGTTTATGCGTACAGACTTTCTTAAAATGTCTGAAAGTATTAATGATATAATTCTTATACTTCATTATTCTCTCCAATCTTTCTATACTCCGTATATACTTTGTTTTCACAGTAATACAAGTTATAATCACACTGTTCAATGTACCACCATAACTTCTGATGTCCTTCTTTAAGATATTCTCTACAATAATCTGTTTCCTGATAGTGATTATCTACCATCTGTCTGAAACTCAACTCATCAATAATACCTGAGTTATGACAATATACTGCTATTCTGTTAATTAAATCCTCTGTGAAATTTTCCGTGACCACAAATACAACTCTGACAATTTCGTTTTTTAATCGCTTGATGGATTTTAATTGTTTAAAATCATGTAAATGGTATACAACTCTGTCAAAATATGCATATGGTGCATCTTTTACATTTGGCATACTTGTATGTAGCTCTATCTGAACTCTATGTAAAGTTATATCGAAGAATTTCCTATACCACTCTACATTATTTTCTAAATTCCATAATGGATCTCCACCACCAGATATTGATACCCAATTACACTGATTTTTCTTAATCTCCTCTTCCAAAGAGTTCAATCCATCAATCGTACTCTTTGGAATCTGAAGGTTATTATTCTTTACAATGCAATATGGACATGAATAGTGGCATCCAAAATTGGTTATCACACTCATGTACTTATCCATATTCTACTCTCCAATCACTTCAATCTGACAACTTTTCATAACTTCCATAGCCGCTTTATGTTTATCAGGTGTGACTCCTGCACAGCAACTTGCATCTACTGTGACATTAATAAATGGATAATCAGCTTTAATAATTAAAGCATTTGATACTACACAAATTTCGCTACAAAGACCAATAAGTTCTATATCATTGTTAAATCCAAAGTCAGTCCAATGTGTCCAACCAAAAGATTCCTTATTGATATATGCACAATTTGGAACTTCTAATCCGTCTGCAATCTGCCATCCATGAGTATTGTAAATACAATGTTCAACTGGTAACTTGATACCTTCTGGTGTACTTAAATAGTTTTCATAATGTGTATCTCTTGTGAAAATAATTCTATCTCCACGATTATAATATTCTTCAATTTTCTTCTTGACATTTGGAACAATTGCCTGTGCTTCCTTTGTACCGAGTGAGCCATCAATAAAATCATTCTGCATATCAATTACAATTAATGTTTTGCTCATTTTGTTACCTCTTTTCTTTATTTTTATATGTATTTATTCTCTAAAAACTCAGAAGAAATTCCGCTTTACTGCGAACTTCATATTATGTTATTCTCTGTTACAACTTCATAAAACTCAAAATATGCGCTATAACATCAACAGTCCATCCGTTGCCGATTGCTTCAAACCTTCTTGTTTTAGGCATTGCTTTTACATTGCCACTCTCATCCATTCCAAATTCTGTATAATTGTCTGGAAGTGTTTGAAGTCGTTCAATCTCTAATGGACATGTCTTTTTATATTTTTCTCCACCAAGCCAAACATTGAATTTTGTTTCTGTTCTGCAACGAGGCACTGTTGGAGCTTTCTTATTTAAAAAGTACAGCCTGTCCTGCTGCGAATAATGACCTTTGCCACCAAGATCATATTTTATGTAATTCTCACACTTAATCATTGTGTTCCTGATTCTGTCATCAAAGTATTTGACTAAATTTGGATCATCACAGATAACATCTTTCACTAATAATTCTTTATCATCAGGAAGTGTGATATTTGGTATGTTCGTCCAATACAGACGTTTTCTTCTCTGAGCTGATAATAACTGACTATCAATCATAATTGGTTGTACACCCAATTCCTCACTAATAGCATCTTGAATCTCATCAGCCATTCCATAATTATTTTCATATAAGAAATATTTTGGATTTGTATTATTCTTTGCTTCCACAAATTTCTGAAACAGTTTCCATCCTTCACCGTCTGTATCAATTTCTCTCTTCAATTTTGCTGTTTTACTACACTTGGCTTTCGACCAGAACTGACAAGGTGAACCACCTATTAATAGATCGACTCTATTAAAATCCTTGAAGTCGGTAGAAAATACGTCACCGTATCTTTTAATATCAGGATAATTATATCTACTGATTTTGATTGCATTCTCTTCAATTTCAAATGCGTTATACTCACTGACTGGAATATTGATTCTATCTAATGCAACTCTTCCACAAGAGATTCCATCAAATAAACTTAATACTCGTAGCCCTTGAGAATTATTTTTTTCTTTATTCTCTGTCAAAATACACTATTTTACAGAGGTTACGTAACCATAATTACCTAGGAGTTACTGCTTAATTCCTTTCTTCTTAATTATTTTGTTGTAAAATCCTATGGAATTTGCACGTCTGCAAAAACCATAAGAAAAAAATATTTCTTGTTACTTTTACTTTTGGGAAATTTGGCTGAGTCGCCAAGATAGAAATTTCTATGTATGATTATTCTTCGTCTTGAAATGATTTAATTCGATTTTCTAAATAATCAATCTCATCATTCCAATGGTCTATTAGCATGTCTTCGATTTGATGCTTTGCATCTTCTATACTGTCTGCAAACAACGTATCATATTCAACATTTAGTTCTTTTGATACATATATAAATATGTTTTCGTCTGTCTCATCTTGTACAAAACCAGCTACTACATTTTCATCATCTTCTTCATAAAATTGACTAAAATGTAACCTGTAACATTCCTTACCAAAGTCATTCTTTTCACCTGTTTCCCAATATTTCTTCACTTTATCACCTCGCTTAATTTGGCTGATCAGCCGTGAATAGAATTACTTCTATATTAGATTATTCTCTATTTGAAACTTTTTTAATTCATCTTGAATCATCTTCTGCATATCTTCTTTGTCAAAAGATATATTTGCAACTGGAATAACTTTTGCATTTAGATTAACATCACCAATAATAGCTTTGTCAAACGCTTCTAAAAACATTTCTGCAATTTCCTTTTCATAATTACCACATATACCTTTGAAATCAATATCTGCAATTACTCTTGAAAAGAAATCCTTGAACTTGCCAGCGCTAAAATCTCGTTCATATTCTCTCGGAATATCAATTGTTATTTTCACTCTCTCACCTCGCCAACTTTGAACCATAATATGTGATGTGTACCTTCACTTTGAAATACTCACCACAATTATGACATTTTACTTTTACTTCTTCACACCAACCTTGTGTTACCAAATTCATCAAACCATATTCCATAAATCCATCTTGATATTCTTTCTTGCAATATGGACATTTTGGATATGTAAATTTACTTTTTCTCATATTTTACCTCGCTTATTCTCTGTATGGTTCAGGCAACGGCATCCAAGCTTTCATGCCACCATTAATTCTTCCCCAAAACCATGTCCCATCATAGCGTTGTCTTTGTACTTTTGTTACCATGCCTCTATTCGTAGTAACAAGTACATTAATTACTTTCTTACCTTCGTATCTTTTATCATCTTCGGGCATTTGTCCTTCGACACATTTAATCCATTCCAATTATTCTCTCACCTCACTGTCCAAAGATTTCCCCAATAATTTTCAACTTAATACTCTGACCAAATTCTGAACCAGCAGCTTTTGGATGACCACCGCCACCAAATAAACTTGCTACATCTTTACCAAGATCAATATCTTCTTTAACGGTTCTATAAGATACCGTACAACCATCAATATCAATCATTGCCACAAAATCAATTTCAGGATGCATTTTACAAAGTCTATTACCTAATTCACTAACAAACCTATCTGCAAATACAAAACCACAAACCTTACCACACATAGGACTGGTAAACATGGTTTCATTCTTCTCCTTGATATATCTATCAATTTCATCCTGCTTAATCTTCAGAACAACCTCATCTTTAGCAGATAACAATGGGAATATTTCACCACGTATCTCCGAAATACACCAATGAATAAAATCATCTCGACCATACAGATAAAGTAAATCGTTCACCTGCTTACAAATAACTCCATCTTCACCAAGTTCTGACCATCTCCAAGTGTCATAATCTCTCACTAATTCAGCAAATCTCTCTAACGCATTATTATTCTCTAACTCTTCACTCAGGCTACCATTCATACCTAACCAATGATAAAACAACATAGTTCCCGATGTTTTAATTCCTTTGGAATCTTCGATAACTACATCACACCAATCATACTTATTTAATCCAAGAGCTGTTGGATGATGATCTAATAACTGAACATTGCCTCTTTTATTTAGCAACTCAGCAGTTTCTTCATTGACACGAATATCGGTAATATAAATTGGGATTGTGTCGTCCTGTTCTGTTTCCAAATATTCCTTTACAGTTGAATCAATATTGTCGTAATCACAGTATGAAATATCTACATCTTTACCAAATGCAAGTTTTGCCAAAACTGCACAACCGATTCCGTCTAAATCACTGTGCTAAATAATCTTACCATTATAATTCTCTCCTAACTTCATCCATTCTTTTGTTGTCTCAACATATTTAAGTAACTCACTTTTCTCGTTTAGATATACACCTTCAATTACTAACTGTAAAAGACAATTCAGTGTATTCCCTATTTCTTTTCCTGGCTTATATCCAATCTCAATCAAATCATTGCCATTAACAGCCAAATCTTTCAGTGAGAAACATTCGTCTTTCTGTAAAACTTCCTCTAAGATATATTCGATATTGTCAATTTTCTGAAGCCTACTCTCTTGCTCTGTATAAGCCTGCGCTTTAATATCAGCTCTACGAACATTCAGTAATCTTCTAAATTGTTCTTCTCCAATCTTATTGAGCCATCTCTTGATATACTTTTCACCCACTTCAAAAGTTGCATCATGATAATAAACAAGCTGCACTACTTTTTCTCTTGTATCATTATCAAAACGAAGTCTTTTCATAATTGTATCAGTCATATCAGCACTGACTTTTCCATGCCCTTTAAAATGTCTAATGCCATCCTCACCGTCTTGATAACAGTGTGGCTTTCCTATGTCATGAAAGAACACCGCTAATGACGTAATTAAATCTATTGGATTTAAGTCTTCTTCACAATCACAAGAATATGCTTGTACTGCATGTACGGTATGATTCCATACATCATACATGTGATATGGATTATTCTGTTGAAAGCCAAACATATCTTTAATTTCAGGAATGAACAATGAGAATACTTCGTGATATAAGACCATTTGTACACAGAAATCACTCGATGCAGCAATTTTACAGAACTCACTATTGATCCTTTCAATAGATATATTCTCCAAATTCTTATACATTTTAGAGATATTCCAATCTGTATCAGGTTCAAGGACAAATCCCAGTTGTGAAGCAAACCGAATAGCACGTAAAATCCTTAAAGCATCTTCTGAAAATCTATCCTCTGCTCTACCAACACATCTGATTTTATAATGCTCAATATCTTCCATGCCATTAAACGGATCTACAAGTCCAACTTCATCATTGTATGCCATCGCATTGATTGTAAAATCTCTACGCTTTAAATCTTCTTTAAGATTTCGTGTAAATGTTATGCTATCAGGTCTACGACTATCTGAGTAATTACCGTCAATTCTGTAAGTGGTACATTCATATCCTTCACCGTCAATTATAATGGTAATAGTTCCATGTTGTAATCCAGTTTCAATAATTCTTTTATCCTTAAATACTTCCATCATTTCATCTGGTGTGGCAGAAGTTGTAATGTCATAATCGTGAATTATTCTGCCAAGAATACTATCTCTTACGCACCCTCCAACTAAGAAAGCTTCATATCCATTGTTTTGTAGACTATGGATAATTTCATTTGCACCAGATGGAATTTCAATTTTCAATCTTTTCATCCAAATTCACCTCAATTTTTGGTATATCAATAAAATATCACTTATTCGTTATCATATCCAAAAACAACAACTCATCTTTCTTCAATGTGATATCATAATCTTTCCACTTTTCCATCAACTCTCTTGTATCAAATCTATGCGGAACAATGATTGCATAGCCATGTGGAGTCTTATGCAATTCGTGATTATCCAATTCTGAATAAAAATAAATATCGTCAATAAAATCTTCTACTTTTTCTTCATTGTCCACATCAAAGTCAAACAACCATTTACTCTCGTCACGATTTTGTACTTGCTGTGCAACTGAAGCTAATGTACGATTAAGCTGTGTCATACTTGGCTTGTCTCTCAGCAGACGAATAATAAATTCTTCCCTGATTTTCTCTTCGTTCCTAGAATTAACTGATCTATATAATCTTGTCTGTTCACCAGGAACTCCTTTAGTTGCAAAACTTTTAAATTCTTCAATTATTTCGTCTTCATTCTCTTTATATTCAAGAATTGTCTTATCTCGTTGCTTAAAATTTGGAATATCCTTATTATCCTTGTTACGAGAACGAATTAAATATACATATAAATTTGACATTGTATTATTCTCCTTCTAAATAACAGATTGGTACTTCTTTTGTAAGCCATACATCATTTTGAGATAAAAAGAATTTATATCCGTCATTATACATATCTTTTGCTCTAACCTTATAAATAAACGGTTCTCCATGTCTACTGCCAACATTTGTTGCTGTTTCAATATCTTTTGATAGATGGACATATAAACGACTCTTGGATATTAACCCTTGTTTATTGATTGAAGAGCAATATTTAACACCTGTTCCATGATATAAAATATCTGGTGGCATACACTCTTTCAATTCTACATCGACTTTTACAGAATGACCTTGATTTGCTCTGATAAGCGTCTTCTCTCGATTAAATGAATATCTCTGTTTAGAATCTTCTTCTACAATTTTTTCAAGCATTTTCATTGTAATTGTCTGAGTTTTATTGATTCCCTTTAATAAATCTGATACATTAGCCCAGCCATGTTCGTCTAATGTGATGCCAACAACATCAGGTCTATGTCTAAGAATTAATGCTATGTATTTGCTTAAATTATTTTGCTCTTTATTCGTCATAATATTGTCTCCATTCTCCAATAAGCCCAAAACACTCTTTTTTAAATTTTTCTAATACATCTATCAAAGCTTCTATTTCGTAAGAATCTTTGAATATTATCTCAATTGTTTTAGGTTTAGATATATCAATATTATAATCATAAGGCAATGGCTTCATAGAACAATTAAAACTGACATTCAAACCTTTATGTGACAATTCTATTCGATTAACATCTTCTTTGTTTCCAACAACTTTCAAAAGATTTCACCTCCAAAAATCCGCAAGAAATGTGCGTTTCTTTCTAACGTAAAATATATACCATATATAGTATATATCGCTTATTTTTAATACTATATATGGTATATTTGTAACAATTACTCACTTAATTCTGCAAGTGCCTTATCCAGATCCTCATCAGACATATTTTCAAGTGCTGCATCCTGTCTTTTAGCCTTGATTTCAAGCAATCTCTGTCTCATCTCAGCATTTTTCTTAGCGTCTTCTCTCTTCTTTTTCTCATCCAGCTTCACGCCAACAATATACTTAACAATTTCAATCTTGTTAGAAATCTCCTCGTCTTCCTTTGACTTAGTATTCAGAAGACTCTCTTCCTCAGACTTCTTTACTTCCGCATTGAGTGTCTTAAATACTGAGTCCAGATTTGTGAGAGATAAATCCCACAAATCAATTACGTTAATCATTCCTCTGAATGGAAACTGATAATTATTTCTCGTTGCATTAATAAATAATTCATTGTTTGTCATAATAATAATCTCCTTTTCTAATTTAAAACTTAATCTTCATTACACGCTCTGTTGCACCCTTAACCTTAACAACTAAATCTGCTCTCTTTGTCATCGAAAAACCAATTCCTGAAAGCTGATCATCAGTATCTTCTACATGACACTTAGCACCTAAAGCCTCGAACACTCTCTTATGCTTCATTAAATCATTATCAAGGAACTCAAGATAGAATCCATTAGGCTCTTCGCTATTTACACAATCTTTCAGGAAGAAGAATAAATGTCTATGACCAATTCCATCCTGCTCGTCAAAATAGTTTGGACTGTAACTAATTACTGATACAGGAACAAACTGATTTGTATTTACACCCCAAATTTCACGACTTGAAATAGATGAACTTCCAGACAGCTTTTCCTTAATTGAGAAGTTGCCATTCTCGTCAAGTGTAACTTCTGCCACCTGAACATTACCAGAAACAGGACTATTGTATTCAAACGCAAAAATCTCACCATTGAATTCAATTTCTGCCTTAAATCCTTTACTTCCTCTCGCTGCATACTGATTAACAAAAAACTTATAAACACCTGGCTTCATACGTGACATATCTGCCCATGTAATATTTTCCACAGAAGGTTTTCCTACCATCTGCTCCATAGGACGTGTAATATCAATATCTAACTGACCGCCACATCTTGACATACTAGGTTTTCTACAATTGCCAAAATAAATCTCGTTTCCATCAGGTTCTTTGCAATGCGCATCAAGGTCACTGTTGTCATTTTGTCCCTCATTCCACATGATTGAAAATCTGAGTACACCGTCAACATTACCGCCAACAGCTTTTACATTCTGCTTCATATCAGAGTCAGTAATGTTTCCTGAATAAGCCCAAGATAATCCATTATTCCATTTGAACATTGTCTTAGCATCTGAATTAACAGGTGCAATCATAGAAACAAAGTTCTTCTCATGTTTATTCTCTACAAAAGCTTCAATCTCCTTTGCAGTTGGAAGTACCTTATTAATGAAATCCTGTGCTGAGATCTCTTCAACTTTAGAAAACTTCTTAGGACTTACAACAACATCCTTTTCCATCTGCTCAAAAATATCATCTGCACCAACCATTCTTCTTGCAGCACTTTTATTTGAGAACAGTACATTATTTACAGTAATATCATTCAGATTAGCAAATCTTCTCTGTAATGAATCCATATATCCAAGTTCTGTAATGGTCTTCTTTGCATCCTCAAGCATTTTCTTTGTAAAAATAGCCTTTGGACGCTTATAATTGCTTGGAGCGACAATCTGCTCATACTTCTTAACTGCTGTGTCAAGATCCATATCCTCACTTACATTAATAAGAAGTGTTCCAATGGAATGATTTCTAATTCTACCGATAGCCATGCCTGCTGTTACCGACTTTTCCCAAGCATATAAATCCTTTTCAGTATCAGAAGTCAGCTTATCGTATTCCTTCTTATACTTCTTGAACTCTGTGAGTACACCTTTCCACTCTTCGCCCTTATAAAGTGTATTTGAATTGATAAGTTCAAGAATTGTATCAAGTGCTTCCATAGTAATCTCATCAAGAGAACGCTTAAATACATTTCTTGTATCTCTGAACTGTCCTTTAACTTCCTCATTAGAACGACTACTTCTATTTACAAACTTACTTGGAAGCTCTAAGAAGAAATGATCCCACTGATGAGACTTTCCATTGATTTCCTCAAAGTTAAAATCTGTACCAATCTTAGGGAACTTAGTTGTATAAATATCTGTAACTGTATGGGCTTTTACAAAAGCATCAAGTGCATCACATACTGGCTGATATGTTGTATCACCAAGATTCAGTTCCCAAATCGTATGAATCTGGTTATCCTTGATAGTGACAGCAGAACCAATATTCTTAATAAACTGTCTACAACAACTACAATCATGTTCCCTACGCTCTCTGAAAATCTCATTTGTACCAGCAGGGAAGCTATCAAGATATGTATTCCATAATTCATCCTTATCTACATTTACCTCAAATAAATGTGTTGCCTCTTTCTGCATTTCATCGAAGTGCTTCTGTAAAGCCTTCTTAAACATCATAAATCCATCCATGTTTTGTACCTCTTCTTTCTTATATTTATTTTACTAATTGTTTCTAATTTTATATTCTCCGTTTTATTTATTTTTATCTTCAATAAACTCATATCCAACTAATCTAATTGACACAAGCATAGCCATAAAATCAGAAGCACTTTCTACTTCAATATCACAATTCATACCAATCTCATCAAACATCGTAATTTCATAATATCCATCACAATCTCTAAAAATATCATTAAATGGATTTGACTCGTCTGATTCCTCATCAAGAACTTCTTCTACCATGTCTTCTAAATCACCAATAAATTCATACATTGGAATATTTACAGAAGTAAATGGAACAATAATTCTTCTTATAGCACCATCACAAGCAAATAAAAGTTCATATTCACACTTAAAACTTCCGTTCATACAGTATGAATGATCAACATGGTCTTCGATTATTGTTGGCTTAAATTTACTACTTTCCAATATGTTATACATAACATAATAGTCTACAACCTTCTTTTCTGTGCAGTATTCTATATCAAATACCGTTCTATGTTTTTCATAAAGACTGCATTTCTTTTTATACTCATCAAAATAACGAGTATTTCCTGCCTCTTGATCTCTTTTAAAAAATGACTCAAACTTGTCATTGGTCTTGTCATATCTACCAATGCATTCTCCATATGTGTCTGGGAAAATATTACCTCGTACTTTTAATTCCATTTTATTAGGCAATAAATCCAATCCTTTTTCTTCTAAATTTTCTACTGAAATAGCTGTGATATTCATATTTTCTCCTTTCTTAATTTCGCATGAAACGAAGTTTTCTTACTAATATTCTTCTGCTATATCATCATATTCGCTTGACAGATATTTAATCAAATCTTTATAAATATCTAACTGATGTTCATGTAAATAATTACATAGTTCAATATCTGTATTGAAAAACTTTTCAACAGCAGTTGAATTAGCCCATCTGTCAAAAGCACTTTCTGTTGTAACTCTAAGTAACCATCTGTTTCTAGTTCCGCTATGAGGCTCTACTATCATAAAAATAACTGTATCTGTTCTTGCTTCTAAATGACCTTCGTATTCATAAATCTCGTAATCCTGACCATTGTTTACTTTGTCATTCTCAAACCATCTTCTTATATTTTCCATTTTTACCGATCTCCTTGTTTTGTGATTAGAAAAATAGCTCATCAATCGACAAGTCCATATGTTCGTATAAGTCAACAATTCTTGAATCATTTTCATCTAACCCAAGTAAGAAACAACCACCTTCTCCTTGCTCAATTTTTACAATCTCATTCTTATGAAATTGTTCTATATCTATTTTTAATCTTCTAATACCGTAATATTTATATAAATCTTCTATTGCTGAGTTCAAACCATCAATCATTTTTTTATATTGGGAACTCAAGTCAAAATCGTATAAACTATTAATACTGTTTTCAATTTCATTATAAATATCTATTAAATTCGTCATACTTTATACCTCCACATGAAATCGAACTTTACTGTGATATTTCTATTTTGATTTCTGTTCCCTCATAGTTACCTGTTATATGCCTTTGGGCTACAGATATTCCCTCTTGATATTCATTAATAACATTCTCTAAAGATTCCATAATGTTATAAAAATCTTTAAGCAGCCAAGGATGTGTATGAGATATATGAATTCCATCACATAAAAATCTCCAAATAAAATCTTTTGCTTCGCTTTTACAACGCCACTCCTCTTCATATTTAAATTCCATAGAACCAACATAATCATAATAGTCAAAATCATCAACTACTACGTCTCTATTAGTACAACCAAAATCTTCGGCATTCCTTAAACTGTAATCCCCGTCTGTATATAATGTATAACTAATATTTATTTGCATATTTTCACCTCACAATCCAAAGAAAGAGAATTTTCATCTCAATTCTAATCCCATCTTTTCTTTCAAACATACAGCTTTTTCTTTCGTAAGAGTTCTTGATAAAAGTTCTCCGTCAACATTATAGACTGTAATAATTTTAAAGTCTAAATCTGAATAAAGGAAAATATCAATCATCTCAATATTTTGTGTTGTTACAATATAAGGTTGTTCTTTTCTTGCAATTTCTACCCACTGTGGTAACTCACTATAATGCGTTTTTTCGTCGGGATAATAAACCATATCATTATCTATGTCTGCATTTAGTATCTCTTTTGCATATTTTTCGACCAAATTATTTTTTCCTAATAATAAAATCATCTGTTTCTCACCTCACAAATTACCCACGTTTCAAAAAGCTTTCAAAGCTATTTTTCATATATGTATAGTTAATTCTTTGATCTGTGCTAAAACCAGAACTATTTTTCTGATACTTTTGAATCCACTGTTCAAAATCTATGTCTTTTTCATTTTTACAAGCATAAGCCATAAGCGCAACTAACGCTGTTTTACACTGCTTGTACACTTCCGAATCAACTCTCACGCAACAGTCAATCATACCCTCATAACATTCAATGTCTTCTTCAATTACATTTGAATTTACATTTTTCTGAACAAATGAAAGTGTAGTTTCTTCTTCGACATCTTCTTTAATATTCTCTGTTTCTTTTGTCGTCATTGTTTCATTGGCTAAAAAATCTTTTAAAAGTGTTTCTAAAATATGTAATTTGTCTGTAATCATTCCTTTATCCTTTGTAGAATTACATGTATCAATTTCCGCAAATGATAAATTGTTTGTTTCTTCAGTTCCTTTTGGTTTTCTAGTATGCTCTACAACAACTTTTACGTTCTTTAACTTCTCAAAGTCGTTTAAGAATTCTCCAAATTTTTCATCGGGATATCCTGTTTTTTCAAACTTGTCAAAGAGCATAAACCATATAAGTGCATTTTTCTCACTAAACAATTTCCCTGTTGTCGGTGTTACAATATTGTACAATCTATCAAGATATTCCTTGAACTTATTAAACATCTCCTTGGTTGCATTCTCGTTTAAAAACTTTCCAAGCTGCATTGCATTTCTTTTCCACTGATCAAAAAAGTTAAGCCCCATAATTGTTTCATTTACAATCTTATCAATAGTTCCATTTCTATCTTTAACATCGGAAAATTTTGCACAATCGCTAAAGAAATCATGTCCAGATAATTCTTTAACATCTTTTGCAACATTGCACATATAGGTGATTGTTTTTTGGGCAACGTTCATTTTCGCTCCACTGTTATATCTAACAATATGTCGCCCCACTTCTTCATCACTACAATCAAGATGTTTTACTACCTCTACTGGACAATTATTAAAATCTTCCTTTAATCTTTCTGGTAATTGAGCATAACTTTTTCCTTTTAAGTCAAAAGAAACGATTTCATATACTGTATTACCATCTTCATCTTTAACAATTTTTCCATTTTCATCTTTTTTTACTTCTTGATACTCAATCACTGATGGATTTATTTTTTTACCAAGTGCAAATTTACCTGCTTTATAATTTTCTATTGTGGTACATCTCTGTAATCCATCAATCAGCCACAAGATAACACCATTATCTGTAAGCTGTTCACAAATCTTAATTGGATCAAAATCTTCATTCTGAATAACGGTTACTATAAAATTATCTCTAACCTCTTCTTCCCATTGACCAGATTTTCTCTGCTGTGGATGATCATTTCTCAGATCTTCTCTTTCAATCATTCCACATATTTTAGATGCCATGCAGGTATCTTTTTTTACCTTATCTCTTATTAATTTCATAGAATTTTTCCTCCCATCAAACTCTTTAAAGGCTTAGTTTTTTCATCAGAAGTAATCTTTTTTAAAAGATTGTCATAATGAAATGATTCAATATGTAAAATTTCACAAATCTCTTCTTTTGTATATTTATCAGCAAGCATCATAATTATCTTGTATTGCAAAGGAGACAAACTATTTAAGTAATCATTAACTTCTTGATGCCATTCAGATTTTGTTTCTCTTATAAAAATATTCTCCACACGAAAATCTGAAGCTATCGTATCTCTAATTTCCTTTCCTTCCTCTGTCGTTACATCTAATGTTAATGGTTTAAGAATTACTTTTCTTTTTTTCTTCTCTCCATTCTCTTCGTAGTACTCATAAATAATATCTCCATTTCTATCCCTTGCATAATTAACACGTTTATCTCGCATTCTATCTCTTGTCCAATCTAAATACGAACGTTTAATATTTGTTGTCAAATATGCTCCGAAATTATCATTCCTTGAGCAATCATAATTTTCAACTGTCTCAAGCAATACCTTCATCGCATCACTTAACAAATCATCAATTTCCATATCTGCAACACCCTTCATGGATATTAGCGGCAGACAAATTTTCTTTAATTCTCGTAAATCATTACGGCAATATCTATCAACTATTGCCAACTGATCGGGTGATAAATTTATTTTTTTTACTGTCACTTTCGCATGTCTCCAATCATTTTTGTCTCTAATATCTCTTTAAAATCCAGTTCATCATCTTTGATTTGATTATGTTTTGTCTCTGAATAACACTTTGGACATCTACAAAACTTTTCATGCTTGTCCTTAGAAAATGACATCACACCAATCATAGATGTGTAACACCTTTTACAAATCACCATTTTCGTCCACCTCCACAACTCGATATGTATATTTACGATCAAATAATCCATCAATAGCCTTTTGTGTACGTTCTCTGCTGATTTTTGTATCATCAATTTCTTCTAAAATACTATGTATGATTAACATTTCATCTTTAAGTTGTCTTCTATTTCTTCTATTCTCTCTTATCTTTTTATATACAAGCCAAGCAGAATAAAGATCCTTCGGTGTTTCAAGTTCAATACTATGTAAAGCATCCATCAAAGCCGCATCAGAAGTATGTAACTCATCTTCCAATTCAACATATCTTTCTCTTGCTTCTTTAAAAATATCCGAACATGCACCAAATTTTTCAACCCATTGCGTAATATTGCCAGAAGGTTGATAATCTGTGTTTTCGATAATTTTCTTCGACTCTTCTTTTACAATTTTCTGAACAGGTGTTTCCATTTTAATATCAGGAATACACTCTATCCGAAAATTCAGATTCTTAAGAGTCTTTGGAAGCGACTTTAGAATATTCTTTGCTTTCTGTTCTGTAAATTTCCCCATATTTTTTTCTTTGCATGTTTCAGCTTTACCATTTTCACTTAGTCGGATATATACATTTTTATTATTCTTTATAACAAAATCCAACTATATCATCTCCTCTCTTTTATTTTTAATGGATCATGTCTGACTTGAACAGACGACTTCTCGGTTATGAGCCGAGCGTTCTAACCAACTGAACTAATGATCCAGACCGACATATGGAAGGTATATATCAAATAACGAAACAAAAGTATATGTCGGTTATGTAACTCGTTAGTGAGTTATTCTCTATAAGAACTTATGCAGCTTATAGACTGCACTTACAGATAATTAATCTGCGTTCTGAGGACTCACTGGGTAGAAAATCCCCATAACAGGGCATACTGGATTCGAACCAGTGAATACATGAGTCAAAGTCATGTGCCTTACCTCTTGGCGAATGCCCTATAATATTATTCTCCATATTCAATTGTGCAAATTAGGAATTTTAATTGCAGAAAACGCTTGAAACTTGACTTTCTTTCGAAATATATGTAAAATAAGTACAAGCGATATTTCGCTTCTGCAATGGCTTAATGCTGTTGTATGTATTTGGTTGATAGAGTCAAGTAGAAAGCTGTTGGCGCAGCGTTTGAATCGCTTGGCTCTATCTTTTTTTTATTACTTACAAAAAACATGATACTTCAAACAAATGTTCTTGTCAATCATTATTTCGAACAGATGTTTGTATATTGTTCGTTTTTTCGATATTTTTTATCATATTTCGAGTCCTATAATCAGGACTCTATTTGGGGAAATTTGATATTGTGCACCATAAATTCTTGCACCCCATCTAAAGAAAGTAACCCAAAGAAATCATTATCTTGATAGTCAACCATAGTCGCTTTGTTGATTATTCTTTTCCCCTCATCAATAGTAATTTGTCTTGGTCTTGTATGGATATAAGTGACTCCATTAAAAGAATCCATCCAAATCATGCCTGGTGCCTCATCTATTCTTTTCTTTGCTTCTTCCTTACTAACGAACATTATGCAAGTACCTCCTCCCAATTAATGTTTTCCCCAAAAAAGAATGTATTGTAACAAATTTTATTAATCATGTTTTTTTCTTTTTGATTTGTTACCATTCCCAATTTCTCTTCTACTTCATCCTTTGATATTGTGATTGGTTGCTCTCCTAATATCATAGAATATAAAGACAATCCATTTATATTATTAGCTTTAATACAACCATGAACAGGCATGTTCTCTTTCTTAATTTTACTCGTCAAAGGCATTACCGTTATAATAGTTCCATGCTTAGTTCCAACAGGATTACTTACAACTACATATGGACGTTCCTTTGTTTGAACTGAACCCGATCCTTCATATTTTATATTCGCTTTAATAATATCGTATTTCCGTATATCCATATGTACGTCCTCCTCTCTTTTGTATTTATGTACTTTGGATTACCTTTGATATTTTGAATTATATACTTTACTATATATATTGTCAAGTACTATTATAAATATTTTTTATATTTATTTTTCTGTTTATATATGCTATTCTATATATATAAAAAAAACAAGTGAGGGTATCATATGAAACTAAATATCAAAAACCAAATGGATAAGGCGGGGATAACACGTTACGAACTTGCTCAACGTATTAATGTAACTTATCCTACTATCGACAAAATATACAAAGGTGAATCCACTTCCATTAAACTTGAGATTCTTGAAGCAATTTGCAAAGAATTAAACTGTACTCCTTCTGAAATTTTAGATTCCGATGACCCACAAATGATCCGTTTATTGTCTTATGCTAATAAATTAAAAGAACTCAAGGACGATAAAAAATAATTATCGTCCTTACATATTTATATTACCCTCAGCTCATTTGCCATATTAATAGCTGCCTGATATTTATCAACATCATCAGTCAACATACGAATTATTTTCCCAAAATCATCAGACTTTAGTGAGATAACTGGCATATTTTTAGCTATCTCATCTCCCTTTCCAGCCAATACATTATGAATGAATTCTCCATGATCATTGATTAACTGTCTGTTTTTCTCTTCTGTTAAGCCAATATAATTCATTGTAGTCTGAAGATCACTATGATTAAACATTTTCTGAAGAGATAACATGCAATCAGGATCAAACGGATGTGTTTTGTGTATCCAGTACCCCCATGATTTTCTTAAGCTATGCGTACTTATAACATATTGAATATCGGCGTCTTCTGCCGCCTTCTTCAGCTTCTTTCTATAATCGTCCGTTTGCCATTTTACTACATCATTATATTCTATAACATAATATAAATAATCTCCAAGACTCTTGTATTCTTTTTGCTTATGAAAGTCATCCAAAATTTTCTGCTTTCTCTTATCAGAAAAATCTTTATTTAAATAACCACACCAAGTTTCAATATTCATATAAAAAGGTGTATTAGGATGTCTTAACAGCCATAATGTTTTAGGCATATAACTGAATATATATTCATTATAATGTTCCATTGGGTCAATTTTGACATGTGATGAATAATTATCAATAGCTTCCCACACCATATTACTCACAGGAAGATTAGTAATCTTTCCTGTTTTCTGTTCCTCAATAGTATCAATCTCGCTTTTACGTTTTCCGTTCTCGTAGTATAAATCTGACCACTTCATCATCACTGTGTCGCCGATTCTCCTGCCGAGAAGTAGTTCTAATAATGTGATAAGATATCCATCCCATTCATTATTCTTTTCAAACCATTCCACAACATTCTTAATATCAGACATATTCCAGAATGGCTGTACTTCCGTTTTTCCCTTTTTCTTTGTTGCATAATCTCTTGTCTGTGCCATATTAACCAACCTCTCTTTCTATATACATATTCTCCGTTTGCCATTTAGGTAACAGTTCATTGTTTTTATCATAATATTTTGACTTAATTTTCTTTGCATATTCCATACGCTCGTCAAAATCATCGCACCACCTAACCTCAAGATTTTTAGTTCTCATTTGCAACTTTGTACATAGACAACACAAATTTTTTACATGGTCTTTTTCTCTCATATTCGGTCTACGCATTTTATCACCAACTTGATTTTTACTAAGACATCTTAAACAGATAAATTCACTTGATCTGTTTGTATTGTCATGTCGTTTACACATATTTATCACCTCATATTCCTGCAATAAAAAAGAAGCAGTTACTTTTCTGCTTCTAATATTTATAATATATCTTTTTTATTTTATGATTTTTTCAAAATTATCGTCTACCATTATACGGTCTGGTTCGTCGTTCCAAACATTTACAATAACGCTTGTATCTTTTTGAAAAGTCAATTCGTACCAATGACAATGATTATCATCAGGATAATTATCTTTGTCTGTTACTATATAAATATCTCCAATATTAATTGTAAATTTGGGGTTACTCATCTCAAGACATTGTGAGTTAACTTCTTGCTTACATTTCAATTTGTCACCAATATTATATAACATATCTACCTCCACTTGAAAGCAATTTTTCTTTGTGTTATATATTTTTTACACAATTCATGAATGTATTTGATTCCATATCAAATGGATTACAATCATAATAGAAAATACATTTTGTAAAATCTTCTGCGCACTGTAAAATAAGTGTATCAATATCCGTTATATTAGAATCAAATAGTTCGATATCCGCTCCAAATACATTACAAATATGTTGCTTCTTATCTTCATTGTCAGTTACAATCATTTCCCAAAATTTTCCTTCTGGATAAGAATTTAAACTAAATCCTTTTGCTTTTAATAACTCACTATATTCCATAATTACACCTCCAAATTTTCAAAGAAATCGTCATTTCATATAATTTATTAGACAAGGATATGGGTTTTCTTTAAATACTTCTTGAATATCAATAATTTTTCTATCCGCATTAATACAAATAGTCACCTTACTAAATAACAAATGTTTATAATTATTCAATACAAATTTCAAATCACCAACAGGTTCATATCCATTATTAATAAAGTATTCAATATCTTTTAAAGTTCCGATTTTAAATTCCATTTATAGCACCTCTTCCAATCTGTTATAATTCTAATATTT